TTTGTTCTTAATTCTTTTAACTTTTCATTTAGCAAATTATTGTCAACTTTCCAAGTATTGCTATTCTTGTCCCATACACTCCACTCGTTCGGCTTTGCAATCGTAACTATTGTTTCATTGACCTCATCCAAATAACTTCCATCTTGTAAAATTATCTTCCCACTTTTCACTTTTTCAATTTCAGTCATTTCTCTAAGTTCCCCAGTTTTTGAATCAACAACTGGATTATTCAACAAAGTTTCAGAAAATTTCATTGTTTCTTCGTTCCAGTTAGGATAGAATAAATTTGGATTTTCTTTAAATTCCTCTGTCGTTGTGACCGTTGGTCGTGCTATACACTCCAACGAATTTACTTCATAAATATAAACTATTGTCATTTTTATCGCTCCATTTCTTTATTTTTTATAATTTTTATTCTGTGCTAACTTTCTAAATCATTTACATATATAAGCAAAAGCTAAGTGTGTTGGCTGTGTAATTTTATTTTGAGCATAGTGTGCATACGTTCCTACTTCCATTTCTCCGTTCTTTTTGATTGTAAAAAACGGAGCTACCCAGGTGATTTCGGCTGGTTCGAAAGGCAGTTTAAACAATACTGTTTGAGGAGTACTAGCTTGATTTAATTTTCTCTCAAGCAATCCACTAAAGATTACTACATTACCTTTTTTTGAAAGTTTAGCTGCCGTGAAAAATTCAAAAATCCGAGAATCTATGTTAGTGTTTTCCAGCGTTACAAGTTCAGATAAATTTTCCACTTTATCTGAAAGCGGTTTATTAGAAATAGCCCTAAATTTCCCTGAATCGTTGTAAGTTAAAGAATTATCCTCAATACATTCATAGTAAAATTTCGTAACACTGTCATAATAAAATTTCCCTTTCGTCTTGTTTCCGATATCTTGTATATTTCCGCCAAATTGCAATCCTAATATTTCAGCTAATCTTGAACTAACTAAATAATTTTCGTCCGCATATTTTTTAGTAATATACGTAATGCTCGGATCAATAACAGCTGTCACATTTGCCACTTGATCTACAATAATCGTATCTACATATTCAATCTCTACGACATTATTAGCCGAGAAAGGTGGCACAAAATCTGGACTAGTCGAAATATTGTAAGCATAAAGTATTTCAACGTTATCATTTCCGTGCGCAAATATTCCTAACTCTTTTATGTAAAACCCTGTTGTTACTGATTTATTAGTCAATAAAGCGTTAATTTCACAAGTTCCATTTCTTTTTACATTTATATTCAAGATTGGCAATGTTGTAATTTGATTGACTAATGATGTCCTTTCTCTTTCAGAAGTTAACGATGTTCCATCTCCTATCGCCATTTTAGTAAATGTTATTGTTTCTCCTGCTAATCCTTTTGCTAATAATTCTCTTCCTTTTTCTGTTAAAATAAATCCGTTAAATTTTGCCATAATTTACCTCCTATCTTATTTCTCTTAATACTCTTGTTCTGTGTACTGTTCCAAAATTTTCTGTTATAATTTCATTTGGAATATTTATATCAGTTGAGTTCAAGTAATATTTCTTTTTATTTTTTTCAACGAAACCATAATAATTTGTCTTTTCTTCTTTTCTTAAAAGCCTTATTCCTTCAAGCCAAGAACGAATATTTTTATACTGCTCTACAACTTCAATTATTTTCTTGTAGCCTTCATAATCTGATAAATTCCCATCTGTATTTACTTTAAAATATCCAGGATTTCCTCCATATTTAAACCATTCTATTATTTCAACGTTTCCATTAAATAATATTTCACATATTTCTTTAATTCCGCCTACAGTCCCTTTGTTAAAGTGTGAAAAAACAGACCTTTTTATTAATTTTATTTTAGTATCTCTTGTGATATTAGAATCAATGTAATCAACATGATATTCCCACATCAAAAAATCTAATTCTACATCATTTAACTCTGATAACTCCAAAAAAAATTTTCTTTTAATCGCTTCATGCTTCTTTTTGATAGCAAAATTTATTGATTCATATATCCAATGCGTCGTTTTATCATTCAAAGTTGATTTCGCTGCTATATCAGTTAATTTTAAATCATCAATAGTTATCATATATTTTCAACTCCTAAATAATTGCTTGTAACACTTGTATTCTCTGCTATTTCATTAAAATCTAAAACTCTAAATGTTGGACTTCTTAATACAACTCTTTTTACTCCAGCTAATTTTAGTAACTTTATAAGCTCGTCTGGATTAATATCTCTGCCCATTTTATTTTGTTGCCAAATCTTAAAATCTTTCACGGCTTTTTCAACATTATTTTTAATAACATTTACAAGCGTTTCATTAGATTTATCAATGTAGTAGTCAAAATCAATTGTGTATGATGTTTTTATTGCCTGTTTTACTGTTACATTATCCGTTAGAGGTCTTATATTATCAGTATTCAGCATTTCTTCAATTCTCTTTTTTAGCTCATTTGTTAGTGTCAGAGAATCAGTTAAAACATAAATATCCACATTTGTTGCACTTGGACTATACGCTACAACATCAACAATATTCGTACTTGTCGACTTAGCCCAAAATTCATAAGCTCCTTTACTTCCAGCTGTTGTAAACGATTCAGGGATTTCTCTGATTCTAGCTCTATAATTGTCGTCTTGCTCTATTTCAGCTCCATTATTTGATGCTGTAATGTTCTCGACTTTATCGTAATGTGGAAAAATGTCGACCATCGTGTTAATTTGTCCGACTGGAATATCATTTCCAACAGTTCCTGATGTGTTGCAAGTTGCGATTCCATCTACATATAAATCGCCTTTCTCTATTTTATATTGTTCATCTGTTGAAAAATACAACTCATTGTATTGAATCCTTGACCCTTTCGGAATTATTATGTCTGTCGCTTGAATATCAGTAATATAAAATCTAAATGTTGCTACGGCTGGTTGTTCTACAAGTCTTTTACCTCTATTTCCATAGAATTCTCCTTTCAAATCTAACCGCTCATTTCTTGCAAATCTTAAATAATTCTGTTTCATTTCATCGTTGTATTTTTCTTCTCTTAATCCAAATAAATACGCTACCGTTTCAAAGATAAGCATTTCTGGACTTGATTCAGTTAATTGCCTTCCACTCAGCTCCTGAAACTTATCAATCATATCTCTTTTAAGTTCCCACGAATCCGCATCTATAATTTCATATTCTTCATTTGATATTTCACTCAATGTTTATCACCTCAATTCCTAATTCGATATCAAAATCATTATTATATGTATCTTTCATAATGATTCTAGTTTGTCTTAAAACAGCCCTCGGCTCATATTCTCGTATAATTTTAGTCAAGTGGCTTGTAATCCTATTCTGCACAACATTAATGTTCTTATCAATCAAATCACTGTCAAATGCAAAATCTCGATTGAGTGGCTGTTCTTCTTTGAAAACTCTTAAAATCATTCCTACATTTGTAACTACTTCTTCTAAAGTGTTTTTTGGGTTATAATTTATTTCTTCAGAGCTATTTACTGTTATCATTATTTACAGCCTCCTTCTGTTCGTTCTCGATGTCATCTTGATTTTCTTCAGTGACTTGCTGATTTTTTTGTATTTTTCTTTGTTCAATTAATTGATTATACAACTTAGGATTTTCAATATACTCTTTAAGCGTAATATTCAACTTAACAACATCAAATCCACCTTCTTCTTTATTAAAATAACTGCTTTCTTCTGATAATTCTGTTATCAAAAAAGGGTGTTCACCAAATACTTGACCGCCAAAAACTAGATTAGCATACTCTCCAAGTTCAAACATTTGCTTGATTGTATCTAGTTCTTCTTTCAAAGTAGTCTGCTGTATTAAAGATGATACCAAAGTCATTGTAAAACTAACTTCTAGTAAATCTCTACCTTGGAATCTTAACATTCCAGGACCGTAAATTGCTTGATGTTCTGATATTTTAGCCTTGTATGACCTACTTATTTGATTATTAAGCGATACAATCTGATCTTCTGACGCTTCAAATATGACATCTCCAAAACTTCCTATCATTGCGGACCTCCACTCATATCTCCACCAGCAGTTACTCCATCATGTTTATGTGTATTAAGATTAATACTTCCACCAGTTG